ATCCGTCGGTTGATACTTGGTTGGCAGTGGATCTCTCTCCTGATCGAAGGGCTGGAGCTCTTGTAGCAGCTCAACGAGTGGAGGGAGATCGCTTCCAAATTCAGTTATTGCAGACTTGGAGCAATGCGGTCAATCTCGATGACAAAGCCTTAGCCAATGACATTGCCGATTGGGTCAGAAAATACCCAGTCCAATTAGTCGCTTATTCGGCTCGCACCGCATCTGCCGTTGCAGCTCGTTTAAGCCCTGCTGGTATTCAGACCCAAGCCGTCGATGGGCAAGATTATGCACAAAGTTGCGACGAGTTTTTAGGTGCGATTTCGAGTCAGCGACTAATTCATTCCGGACAACAAGAATTAACAACTCAATGCCTATCGGCAGTTAAATTGCCCTATGGTGATGGCGGTTGGGTAATGGGTCGCAAGATTAGTAATGCCACTATTTGTGGAGCTATCGCTGGAGCCCTTGCAACGCACTTTGCAACGCGCCCTGATACAGAGATTGACATTATTACCGTTTAGATGATAAATGCCCTATAATGACCGCTAATGGGCGTTAAAGATTTCCTATTTCCAAAGGTCGAAACCGCTCGACCTTCCACACCGCTTGATGTGACAGCGGCACTGACTCCGATTCAGATTTCGGATTCGGTGTATAACATTTTGGGCGGTTCAACAAATACGACCCGTCAATTAGCGATGAGCGTTCCATCCGTTGCTCGCGCTCGCAACATTATTTGCGGAACTATTGGATCGTTACCCCTGACAACTTTTAATCGCATCACCGGACAGTATGTAGATCCGCACCGCGTTATTAATCAACCTGATCCAAGAGTTGCTGGCTTTGTTATCTATAACTGGCTTGCTGAAGATATTTGGTTATACGGCGCAGGTTATGGACAAGTTCTTGATATGTACGCCGCAACTGATGGCGGTCGAGTACGCGCTTGGACTCGAATTAGCCCGGACCGCGTTACTGTTGATACAGATTTTCGCAATACAGAAATTACTGGTTACAAAGTCGATGGGCAAGCCGTACCGCTAAGTGGCGTTGGATCATTGATTCGTTTTGATGGTGCAGATGAAGGATTTTTACATCGCGCTGGTAAGACTGTTGCAGCTGCGGTCTATTTGGAAAATGCAGCCGTTAATTACGCGAAAGAACCAGCACCATCGATGGTGATTAAGTCGAGCGGAACTAACTTGACTGCTGAGCGTATTTCATCCTTGCTTAATGCTTGGAAGACTGCCCGTCAAACTCGTTCAACGGCTTTTCTCAATGCTGATGTCAATCTTGAGCAATTTGGCTTTGATCCAAAGTCATTACAACTTTCGGAAGCCCGTCAATATGTGGCGCTGGAACTCGCTCGGGCTTGCGGTATTCCAGCATACTTCTTGAGCGCCGAATCGACATCAATGACATACTCCAACGCGGTTTCAGAGCGGCGCTCACTTGTTGATTTCTCACTTCGCCCGATTCTCAAAGCGATTGAGGAGCGCCTATCGTTGCCGGACTTCGTTCCGAATCCAGTTATGGTGCGTTTTGATCTTGATGATTTCCTACGCGGTAATGCATTGGAAAGAGCTCAAGTGTATGAAATCTTGAACCGCATCGGTGCAATGAGCATCGAGCAGATTCAGCGCGAGGAGGATTTAATCTCTAATGAAAATTAATATGCCAATGACTGTGACTGCTGCCGATACGGTCAAGCGCACAATCAGCGGAACTATTGTGACTTGGAATGAGCAGGGCAATACCTCTGTCGGACCAACAGTTTTCGCATCAGATTCAATCGAAATGAAGCCAGTCAAGTTGCTTCTCGAACACGACCGCACTCGCCCGATTGGTAAATTGCTATCTCATCAAGTAACAAAAGATGGCATCGTAGCCACATTCAAAATTGCCAACACAATGGCTGGTGAAGATGCTTTGGTGGAAGCAACCGAAGGATTGCGCGATGGCTTTAGCGTCGGCGCACAAATTAACGAATGGACCAACAACAAGGGCGTAATGCAAATTACCTCAGCCACACTCGATGAGGTTTCACTTGTCACTGATCCTGCAATCGATTCTGCTCGCGTTAGCGAAGTCGCAGCATCAGAAAATGAAGCACCGAAAGAAGATTCTGAGTCAGCAACCGCTGAAGCAGACCAACCAACCGAAGGAGAACAAGTGTCAGACACTACCGTTCCAGCTCCTGCCGAAGAAACGGTAGAAGCTGCTAAGGTGGAAGCCGCTGCGCCCAAGCCAGCGTTTTACACCGCTCCTCGCCTTGAGTTCACAAAGGCTAAATATCTTGAGAATAGCGTTCGCGCTAAACTCGGTGATGATGTCGCTCGTCAGTATGTTATGGCAGCAGATGACACCACAAGCAACAACGCTGGTCTCATCCCAACCCGTCAGCTAACTGAGATCATCAACCCACTATCAAACGCAGATCGCCCAGCAGTTGATTCTGTATCTCGCGGCGTTCTACCAGATGCAGGAATGTCATTCGAGATTCCAAAGCTCACCGTAGTCCCAACAGTCGGCGAAGAAGCAGAAGCTGCTGCCATCGATGAAACAGGAATGACAAACGAGTTCCTTTCCGTCACAGTTAAGAAGTACGCTGGAGGACAAACCTTCTCCGTCGAACTTTTGGATCGTTCTTCACCTGCGTTCTTTGATGAACTCGTCCGTCAGATGGAATTTGCTTATGCAAAGGCAACTGATGTCGCTGTAATTGCTGGTCTTGTCGCTGGCGGTACAGATGGCGGAAACCGCACACTTGATGCTGCTGGATTCCTTGATTTCGTATCCGATGCTTCAGTCTCCGTTTACAAGGGAACTCTCGGAACTGCAACAAATATCCTCGTCTCACCTGAGCAATGGGGTGCAATTATGAACCTCGCTGATGGTGGTCGTCCGATTTATCAGAATCTCATTGGCCCATCTAATCAAGGTGGCGACCTTTCAGGTCAGTCAGTTCGCGGAAATGTTCTCGGACTCAATCTTCGCGTTGCTCGTAATCTTGCAACCGCAGCTCCAACTGGTGATAACTCAATCATCATCATCAACCCAGATTCGTACACTTGGTATGAGTCAAGCCGCTTCCGTCTTCAGACAAATGTCGCTCTCAATGGACAAATTGAAGTCGCTTACTACGGCTATGGCGCACTTGCAACAAAGGTTGCAGCCGGCGCATACAAGTGGATGGTTGCATAACCAATCCTCAATCGTTAGGCGGTCCGCTCCCGAGCCGCCTAACACCTCCGAAAGTAGAAAGGTAAGCCGAAATGCCAACGATTGTTACAGCTGCTCAGTTTCGTAGCATCCTTGGTGTTTCGGCTTCCTTGTATAACGATGCTTATCTCGACGACATTATTGATGCTACAGAAGCAGTCATCCTGCCAATGCTTGTCACATACAAAGCACCGATCGCGGCAGCTGAACTCAATGACAATGTAGCCACAATCGTTACTCAGGGCGAACACCCATTTTCAGTCGGACAATCTGTCGTCATTGCCGGCGTATCTGCCACATTTAATGGCACAAAGACAATCACAGATGTCTCCGATAATCACTTAGAATTTTCATACGATCAAACCGCTTCAGATGTAACTTTGTTCAATGTCATTCCTGCTGGTAGCGCGACACTTACTGGCGCATCCACTTATGTCGGCAATTCAGCCGTCGAATCAGCGGTGTTATCGGTCGCCGTTCAAATCTTTCAAAACCGCACCGCAGGTGGTGGAGCAATCGAAGGTGTCGATTTCGCAGTCACCCCGTTTAGAATGTCTCGCGGATTACTTAGTTCAGTTTCAGGGTTACTAGGACCGTACCTTGATGTCGAGACAATGGTGCAGTAATGCCCAACACCATAGCCGATACTCGCGCAGCGATTAAAACCGCGATCCAATCTGTCACCGCAAATGTTTATGATTTCGTACCTGAAACTCCCGTTGTTCCATTCGCAGCGGTAGTCCCCGGTGCGCCGTATATGGAGTTCGATCTCATCTCTCGATCTCCATTTCGGTGCCAATTAAATTATGTTATTTCTGTGGGAGTTGCCTATTTTTCCAATCCAGCATCACTAGGCAATCTTGAAGAACTGACGAAAGCAATCGTCACTGCCATTCCTGCTGGATATGAAATTTCGGTAGTCGAATCTCCAGTTGTCAATACCGTTGGCAACTCAACGATTTTGACTAACGATATTCGCTTGAGCACCCGCTACGAGCAAACCGCCTAACAAGGAGAATCAATGCCAACAAATGTGATCACTGGCCGCGATGTCACCTTCACTCTGGACTCGTCCAATTACGATGCTCAGGTGACTTCAGCGACACTAGCTTGTGACACCATCATTGAGACATATCAGACTCTTGATGGTCGCGCATACAAGTCCATCGATAAGCAATGGACATTCACCATCGAACTATTGCAAGACTGGGGAGCCACAGGATCCCTATTTGAAGCAATGTGGTCTGATGCTGAGACTAACCCAAACACAACACTTGCTGTCAGCTTCACAGCTGCCACAGGCGCAGTATTTGCGTTCAATGTTCTGCCAATCTTCCCTGCTGCTGGTGGAGCTGCTCCCGGAGCACTCACCGACACTTGGACAATGACAGTCGTTGGAACACCAACTGAAACCTTCAGCTAAGAGATCGAGGAGCATCGGGAGCAATGAAGTTAGAAATCACAATTAAATACAATGATGGCGAAACAGTTGCTTATGTGGCTGGATTGCCAGAGTGGTCTAAATGGGAGAGAAAAACGGGTAAGTCACTCTACGGAATGAATGACTTATCAAAGTATCAACTAAACGATTTTCTCTTCCTTGCTCATTGTGCTTATGTCAGAGCAGCCGCAGGCAAGCCGACGAAGGCATTTGAGATTTGGGAATTGACCGTCGATGAATTAATCATTGGAGATCAACAAGACCCAAAAGCTACGAGCGCGGAAGCCTAAACCGCGCATTGGTCGAACTGGCGTTAGCGACAGGGATACCGATGCAATATTGGGAGAACGCGGAAGATTTTTTAACTGCTTTTGAAATATTAAAGGAGCGAAACGGTGGCAAATGAGCCAATATCCTACGACCGTCAAGAACTTCGCTCTATCATTCGCGCATTTAAAGCAATGGATGATCAAGCGGTTGAAGAAGCCAAGCGCGAATCAAATGCTCTGGCTCAGTACGCAGCCAATGAAGTCCGAGCCTATTCACTCACAAGAATCTTTGGACAATCCGCTGTCAATCGCATCGCAGATGGCGTTAGGGTTAGCAAATCATCCAAGATTGGCGAGTTCTCTTACGGATTCGCTTCTCAGCGTTTCTCTGGTGGAGCATCGACTCAAACACTCTGGGCAGGTTACGAGTTCGGATCTTATCGTTACCCTCAGTTCCCTAAACGCACCCCTCGTCAAGGTCGAGGAAATTCTGGCTATTTCATCTATCCAGCCCTTCGCAAGATTCAGCCTGAATTAGTGAGAAAATGGGAAGAAGCGTTCTCTAAAATTCTAAAGAAGTGGGATAACTAATGGCTGGAAGTAGAACACTCAAACTTTCGATTCTTGCTGATGTCGATGATCTCAAAAAGAAACTAGATACAGGTTCCAAAGAGGTCGAGGGATTTGGCGGCAAGTTAGAAAAATTTGGCAACATCGCCGCAGCTGCTTTCGCCGCTGCCGCAGCAGCCGCAGCTGCTTATGCTGGCAAATTGGCCATCGAGGGAGTCAAGGCTGCCATCGAGGACGAAGCGGCTCAGAACAGATTAGCGAACGCACTTAAAAACGTCACTTCAGCCACCGATGATCAGATTGCCTCAGTTGAGGAACAAATAACAAAATTATCATTAGCAAATGGCGTTGCTGATGATCGTCTCCGCCCGGCTTTTCAACGTTTAGCAGTTGCAACTGGAAGCGTCACAGAATCAAGCGATTTACTTAATCTCGCATTAGATGTATCGGCTGCAACAGGCAAAGATGTAGAAGCAGTTGCTAATGCTTTGGGCCTGGCTTATGAAGGTAACACTGGAGCACTCAGCCGTCTTGGCATTGGTATATCAGCTGCGGAAATAAAGACTCTTGGGCTTGAAGGCACAATGAAGGAATTGGCAAATACCTTTGGTGGAGCCGCCACCGTTCAAGCCAATACACTCGAAGGTCAAATAGCTCGCTTGCAAGTTGCTTTTGACGAAGCAAAAGAATCCGTAGGTGCCGCATTATTGCCTACATTGCAAAAATTATTGGATTACTTTGTTAATACAGTTATTCCAAATTTTATCAAATTCAAAGATGCTGCCATTGCGCCAGTCACCTCAGCAATCGAGCGGAACAAAGAATCTTTAACAACTCTTTACAATTTCATCAAACAATATGTCATTCCAGTTCTCGTTGATGGATTGGGTGACGCTTTGAAGTTCATTGGTCGAGTCGCCGGCGGCATCATCAATGTCATCGGAGCCGTCGTCAATGGAATCAAAAGTGCGGTTGAATTTGCAATCAATGCTATCAACACATTAATTCGAGCATATAACGCGATTCCATTTTTGCCAAATGTAAATACCATTTCGGCTCCGTCGGTCTCTACATCCCCTAGCATTCCGAAACCATCCACTGCATCTGTGCCTACTCCCCAGACATCAACAAAGGCATTGACTAAACCGCCAGTGTCATCTTCGGCAGCTTCAAAGCCAAGTGCGGCAGTCAATAAAGTTGTCACACCTCTTGCAAGTATTCCAGCGGGATCATTCGATGTAGGATCATTTAGAAAAGCCGAAGAACGAGGCAACATTATCAATGTCACTGTCAATGGTGCCGTTGATCCAGTAGCCACAGCTCGACAAATCGCCACAATCCTAAATACCGAAGCATCAACCGCTGGCTCATTTGTCGGTCTAGGAACTTCGAGATTTGATCAGAAGAGCCTCTGATGCCTTGGAATCCTAACGCGACTGTCACTATTGCTGGTGTCGATTTTACTGGCAATACTCTTAACGGACTAGCCATTCATTATGGTCGTCCGACTATTTGGGAACAAGCGCGATCCTCTTACGCGACAATCGACATCCTCAACACCACCAATGCCAATAATGATTTCGAAATCAATGATTCAGTTGTCGTAACGGTTCAAGATTCCGATGGCACAACCGTCACCGTATTCACTGGAGTCATCACAGAAGTTCGAGGTCAAATAGCCGCGTCAGGCACAAACGCCACCGTTGCAGTCGAAACCATCACAGCGGTCGGGCCATTTGCTCAAATGTCAAGAACGACAGTGGGCAAGACTGCGTATCCTAAAGAATATGACGATCAGCGCATTAGCCGAATCCTGACCGAAGCTGGTGTCACAGTTGATGTGGTCGATACGCCGGGGGTGTATGAACTGACCGCTCGAGCAGCCAATCCCGTTGATGCTTACACCTTAGCCACATACTACGCTGGAATGTGCTTTGGCTATATGTATGAAACTAAGACTGGTGCAGTGGGGTATGCCAATGAATCTCGTCGCACAGTCGATGTCTCAACATCGGGCTATCTCGACATCGATGAGGGATATATCAACTGGCGAGGCATCAATTCTCGTAAGTCAATAGCCGACATCCTCAATCGCATTATTTTGTTCTACAAGGACAATGAGCAAGTCACCGCAGAAGATTCTGCCTCCATCACTTCTTATGGGCTCTACGAAGCCACAGTCAGCACCGAATTGCATAACTTTGATGAAGCGCAGAATATCGCTGATCGTTATGTATCACTACGCTCCATCCCGGAATACAACTTCAGCAGCTTCAATATCAATCTTGACAACCCTAACCTCTTAGCAGCTGACCTTGATGCCTTAATCAATATCGAGATGGGCACCGCAATCCAAATCGATAACCTACCCAACGCAATTAGTCACATTACCTATCAAGGCTTTGTCGAAGGTTGGGACCTTGTTATCAATGAGATGCAAGCCAACCTGACCATCACCTCATCAGACAGCACATATTCGGTTGTGCCAATTAGATGGCAGGATGTTGATCCGACAACTATTTGGACAGATATTGATCCAACTGCAACAACCAGCACAAAAACTAATCTAGTTACTA